TGGAATCAAACGCTTTTGTAAGTTCGTCATGTGTATGTTCTCCTAGTGATAGGTTTTTCCCTACCGCCGCAGACATCAGTCCGAGAGCTGTACGACGGTTTGACTCTTCAAGTGCCAAGTATCCAACCGGAACTCCGAGTGATAACAAGTAAGCTGCCAAGTCTCTACAGACCGAGGATTTACCTTGGCCTGATCCTGCAGTAACTGTAGTAAGCTCTCCGAGTCGAATCCCGTGAAGCTTTGATTGGAGTCCTTGATACGGGTAGTCATAATCTGATGGTGGTTGTGGTGTAGTAACTAATTCAAGTAATGTTTTTGCATCAACAATACCGTCAGGTCTATGTTGTTGATGATCGTAATTACAGACAGCACGGATAGCTTCAGTATCGTCAGCCTGTAATGCGTCTGAGGCGTCCTTGTAGTCCTCTAGAAAGCCTATGTAAACCTTTCCAGGTGGAAGTACTCCCGCAGCTGCTTCGGCGCCTTCACGGCCCGCTGCGTCGTTATCAAAGAACAGTACTATTTTATCGTAACCGTTGATCCATTCATAATTATTCTGGATCGCTTTCTTTGCACTAGGTGCTCCGTTAGGTATAGAAACGACATCCCAATTAGGTTGTGCTTCCCATACCGCCATAGCATCCATTTCCCCCTCAGTGATAACTAATTTAGTATCACGTTTGGTTGTTTTCTTACGATAGTTCTGCATACCAAAGAGAGTTTTGACTTCTCCTTCGCACCTAAAGTCTTTACCTTTAGTTCTGATCTTTGCTCCGACAACTTTACCTTCATCGAAGTAGTAATGTCTTAGTGTGTTTCCCTCCTTGTATGTTTTGAACAACTCACATGTTGTTTGTGAGATATTGCGTTTCTGCAACCTTTCGGCAGAGCCTTGTAACTGGATCGCATGTTTCAATTGAGTTGGTTGTACATATTGTGACTGTGAATGTTGCTGACATACAAAACAAAAAGTATGGCCATCATCGTATAATGAATTACCGTCTGATGAACCACACGTATCACAAGGTATGTGCATGACGAATCCGCTTACGTCAGCCATGAAATCGGAATATTATGGAACGACGTCCAAGGTACATTGATCTTTTCGCAATACTTGGCGTATGTAGTCTTAGATTTTTTGGAAATTTTATTGTAAGGAGACTGGAAGACCATTCGTAGATCTATCTCAGGATGCTGCTCCTTTACATTACGGATCTTACGGCGATCTTCATCATCCCAATACCCTTTGCATTCTAAATAGATGCCATTAGGTAAAAGAAAGTCAGGAGTATAGATATGTTGGATCATATAAGGAACCTTGGTAGATTCATATTCATATTTAACTCCCAACTCACACATAAGATCAGCGACTCGTTCTTCGAGACCGGATCTAAAAGCCATTAGAAATCTGTGTCATCGTTATCTTCTTCTACAACTGGAGTAACGTTAGGTTCACCAGCAGTGAACCCTTCAGTAGCTCCAAACAGTTGAGCTACATCTTCAGTTGACATGTCACCTGTATCGACTCCTGCTGCCCCGTTAAGGGATACAAGCTGGACTCCGAGTAGTTTTAGGCTAGTACCATAAGTAATACCGTCACGGAGGATATAGGGCTTCTGATAGAACGCTAGTTTGACACGAGATCCACTGTAGACAGGGATACTTTCATCAGTTACTGGTGTTCCTTTGGTATCAACAATAGGTGGCTTACTTTCTTCATTCCAAGAGAACTTGATAGTATAGACACCTTCACTGACTTCTTCCCAAGGTTCAGGACGTAGTGTTGATCGTTTTGGATTCTTTAGTTTGGATTCAGCCCACTTCAGTGAAGCGACACGATCCTCATCTAGGTTAGTTGCCATCTCTTCATTGACTAAAGCCTTAAGACTAAAGCCAAACTTAGATGCTTTCATTACAGCCTGATAGCCTTCAAGGACTACAGGTTGTTCAGTTTGAAATACGTTGCGGGTCATTCGTTATATACGTTAGTGGATGAATTGGGTACGATGTGGTAGGTGACTAAGCACTAAAAGCTTTGAGATAGTTGTCTCTTACAGTTGCTCCGTAGTTGGAACCAAGAGCCAGAAGTTCCATCTGTGCTGCTTGCTGACCTTTGAAGAGGTAAGCCAAATCAGGGAATGCTTGACGAACGTAGTGAGCGAATGTCTGAATACAAAGAAGTTCGTAGTAATGCATAAACAATGCTGAACTACGGCCATTTGATTCAAAGCTACGGCGGATGTTATCCACGTTGGCTAGCAATTCGCCAGGGTTGTTAGTAACAAGCTTGATGTTCTTACCACAAACACGTGTCTTCTCGTATTTAATACGGAATGACCTGTCTTCTTGTGCGAGATGCTTGTTGATACGCTTGTGTGTTCCGACTGAACCTCGGGCGTCATAGCCCATCAGGTCCTTCCAAGATGCACCGGCATAACCGAGTGCCTTGACGAAGTGGCGGAATGTAACTGGATTTCGAATAAGTGCGTCAGTGATTTTCGCTGTGCGCTTAACGTAGGCTGCGATGTTTGTAATCATCAGATGTCAATGGTGGTGGGTGTAAATGTTGCGATTGGGTTCATATGACGTTCGAGTACTGCTGCTAATTCACGCAGCCTTACATCGTGTCTTTCCCTAATTTCCTGAGAGGCATACTGCCTATCCATCAGGAAGTATGTATTCAGATTTTCCATGAAGTCGCCAACGACGTAGCCGAAGCCATGAACCTTTTCGGTTGCCATCTTCTTTTCAAAGTCAACAACCTCTACAAACTCTCCCTCTACAAATGATGCAGGGTTTGTTTCCTTGGCAGCTTTAAGCTCGGCTCGTAATCGTTTGATTTCAGCTGCTTTGATTTCTGCGTCTGGGTCTTCCTTGATAATCTCTTTGATTACCTCTCGGATTTCAGGCTCAGCCTTGGCGTATTCGCGGGCAGCCATTTGGGTAGGCAATGCTTCAGAGATTTCCGGTGTAACTACACCGGTTTCATCAGGTAGAAGACCAAGAGTCTTGGACTCTTTGACCATCTGCCTGACAGACTCATAAGGCTGATCAATAAGCCGCGCCCATTCAGCCATGTTGCGACCACTATTATGTTCAGCTGCCACGGCTTGTCTTTTCATGTGACGACCGTGCTTTTCAACGGCATCACCGAGGCGATACCAATCAGCTGTGTCAGAAGCTGTTGGTTTAGTGGGTAGTGCTGTGTTCTGTTTGACAATGTCAAGCATATTCAGCACCTCTCTCAATAGGTTTGAGGAGTTGATTTAAAAAATTCATTTACGGGTGGGATAAATGGTGAGACTGACCCTTGGGTCAATGTGGAGGGTTACCCGTGGGTAACGCTTGTGGAGTTTTCCACAGGTCGGGCGAATATCGCCCGCTTTTGTTCAGGTTGAGGTGTGGAGTTTTCCACAGGAGGATTGCCACTTTTGGCAATCTTTCAGCATTCAGCAGAAAAAATAAGTGGAATCAATTACTGAAGATGGTTCTAGATCTCCAACAATCGGTGGTTCAGTCTCTGCTCCAATTTGTTGGGCAAAGTCTTTTAGGTAATCATTCTCAGCGAAGAGATGCATGTATGTTTCACGTACCACAGTGGATAAGAGAGACATATCAGTTGCTCTACATAACACTGAGTCATGTATTAAAGCTATGGGAGCGTCAAAACGTAAGACGCTAAGATGCAAGAGAGAAGCATCAAGACTATGGATAAGGTTGGGCGAAGTAGCATTCTTATGATGGTTTAGATCGACTTTGTCGCTATCACCTGTGGCTACGTTGACTCTTACTTCTCCCATAAGTTGAAGCCTGAGTCTTAAGAACTCTTTCTTCATTAACTTCTGAGTAGCAGTGAATCCTGATGGTGTTGTCCATTGGATTTGAGTCTCACCACGTTTAATAGCATTAGTTACTTCCTTGTTAACCCAATCCATTACAGCCTTGGGTCCAGGGAATAACTCAAAGCAAGCATTACGCAAAGCATTAGTGATGACTGTGATGTCATCCCTAGGTACATCTAGACCTTTCTCAATAAGGGCTTCTTTTACATAACCCCAGTTACTTCTGAACTTTGCATTATATGGAATTGTCATCACTAAACGCTTACTAACCGACCTATCAATATGTTCTCTCCACTGTTCAGGGATGTTAGGCAGTGCTCTTTCGACTACTGCTTTGTATGCATCCTGAGGTGAATCAGAAGGTAGAACATTAGTTAGGCTTGCGGTACTCTTGTCTCTAGCCAAACCTGCGAGGATTTGCATTCCACTGCACGTGGCATCGGTGGCAATAGGAAGACTAGTGTAGT